CCGCTGCACCGCCTGCCCCCGCCCCTGCTGCCCCGGCAGCGGAAGGCGACGAGCCGCCGGCGCCGCATCACGTGCCCCTCTCGACCTTCCTCGACATGCGCGACCGCCTTAATCAGGCCGAAGCGCGGAACCGGGAAAACGAAGAGCGTCAGCGCAAGGCAGAACAGGAGGCGCAGCGCCGCCAGGCGCCCGACCGGAACCAAGACCCCGACGCGTTCGAGGACTTCCGGGCCGAGCAAATGGCGCAGGCCGTCACGGCGCAGAACTTCCGGTTCTCGAAGCGACTGGCCGAGGTCTCGCACGGAAAGGACGCGGTTCAGGCTGCGTACGACTGGGGCGTGAAGCGTTGCGACGAAGACCCGCTGTTCAACCAGCGCGTCGCCACATCGGAAGATCCCTTCGACTTCATCATTGCCGAGTGGAAGCGCGACAAACTCGTCTCGCAGCTCAGCGACACCGATTTCGAGGCTTTCCAGCAGTGGAAGGCCCAGCAGGCCGGACAACCGCCCGCACCCGCCACACCTGCGGCCCCGGCCGCTCCCCCTCGCGCGCCTCGCCCTTCACTGGCGGGCGCACCATCCGCTGGGCGGTCGTCTGTTCCCGAGGCACGGGACGGCGAAAGCACCTTCGAGCGGATGTTCGGTTCATAAGGAAAACCGATGGCTTACTCTGAAGTGCCTGCCGATCTGGAACGCACAAAGTGGGATTCCAGCTACTGGCAGGAATACGTCAACATGTCGGGCTATGCGGCCTACATGTCGGCGTCTCCGAACGCCCTGATCCAGACCAACCGTGACCTGATCGACGGCGGCAAGGACATCGTCATGTCCCTCGTCGGCTCGCTCAAGGGCAAGGGCGTGGGCGCGGGCCTGTTGACCGGCGCTGAAGAGCGTCTGGGCTTCTACCCGTTCCGCACGCGTCCGGTCTGGCGCCGCAACGCCGTGGTCGTGAAGAAGTCGATGATCCAGAAGTCGGTCGTCGATATTCTGAAGGCCAACAAGGACAGCCTGAAAATCTGGTCGTCCGACGACATGCGCGACCGCATCACCGACGCTCTGTCGGTCGTGGCGTTCGACGATGCTCGCTACGATGAGGACAACGGCGATCAAACCGGCGTCCCCTATGCCGAAGCCACCGCGACCCAGCGCAACAACTGGCTGACGGACAACGCCATCCGCGCGCTGTTCGGCAACTCGGAAGCCAACCTGGTCCCCGGCAACACGGCCTCGTCGCTGGCGAACGTCGACAACGTCAACGACAACTGGGGCGCCACGGTCATCTCCGTGGCCAAGGGTATGGCCCGCAAGCGCGACCGGGTCACCGGACGCCGTGCGATCCGCCCCTATCGCTCCGACCGTGACGGCCGCGAGTGGTTCGTCCTGTTCGTCCCGACGCAGGCCTTCAACAAGATCAAGGCCGATCCGGACATCAAGGCGTTCAACAAGGACAGCATCGATCGCAGCGTCGAGTCCAACCCCTACTTCCAGGGCGGCGACCTGATCTGGGACGGTGTCATCATCCGCGAAATCACCGATCTGCCCGTCCTGGGCGCGGTCGGCACGGCGGGTGCGAACGTGGCGGCCGGCTATCTCTGCGGGGCTCAGGCTCTCGTGGTCGCTTGGGGTCAGGATCCCAAGTCCACGGAACGCAAGGACGACGACTACCAGTTCATCAAGGGCGTCGGCACCGAGGAGCTGCGCTCCATCGACAAGACGTTCTTCAAGGAGACGGGCGCCGTTGGCCCGGGCACGCAGCACGGCATCGTGACCGTGTTCGCCGCGTACTAAGGAGCACGCACCATGGCGAAAGCTTTCCCCACCCAGGCCGTGGGTTCTGGCAGCGCGCCTGCCAAGACCTCGACCGACTCCAACCAACTGACCTACGCCGGGGGCCGTATTCCGGTCACCGCCGGTCAGCAGACGGTCGGCGCGCTCTTCGGGACCATTGTGGTTCCGAAGGGTGCTGAGTCCGCCCGCGTCACCGTTTCCGCCCCTGCGGGCGTGACGGTCGAAGTGGGTGACGCCGGCGACACTGACCGCCTGCTGGCCGCCACCGCCGCCGCCACGGCGCCCGTCTCGGGCATCGCGACGACCGGCTTCGGGTACCAGTATCCGGCCGAGACCCTGATCAGCGTTCGCATCGCCACGGCGACGGCGCCGGTGAACGGGACCATCGTCTACTCCGTCGAATACGTCAGCCAGTAAGGGAGGCCTGAAAATGACCACCCAAGCCCGCGTGATCGGCCCAGCTTCCGAGCTGGGTCACTTCGACACCCTCAACTTCTTCGGCAACGAGATCGGCCGCGAGTTCACCGACGTGACGCTCACGCCCGATCAACTGAGAAAAGCCGAGGGCAACCCCTACATCGAGATCAAGGGCGCCGACGACGCCCTGACGGATGAGGAACTCCGCAAGGCGAAGGAAGACGAAGCGGAAGCGGACAAGATCCGCGCTCGCCTCGCCGAGCTGGATGTGACCGTTGACGGTCGCGCCTCGCTCAAGACACTGCGCGGTAAGCTGGACGCGGCCGAAAAGGCCGAGGCCAAGCGCCTGGAAGACGAAGCGGAAGCGGCTCGCAAGGCCGCCGAAGGCTCCGAGGACTGATCCTGACCGCCCCCGGCTTCGGCTGGGGGCGTCTCTTCGGAGGCGACCATGACCATCCGTGAGATCATCGCAGCCGCCATGCGCCGCGGCAAAATCCTCGCATCCGGCGAGACGCCTTCCGCAGACGAAGAGCGAGACATCCTCGCCCGCCTGCAATCCCTCATTCTGGAACACCCCGGCCTGACTGGCGCGCGCTGGCGCGACGTCTATGCCGCCTCTTCCGCCACGATCACCGCCCGCGACGGCGACCGCATCACCGTCGGCGTGTTCACTCCCACGATCATCAAGCCGACGGTCGAAACTTGGTGCGTCACGCGCCGCAACATGCCGGCCTTGTCCCGCATCTACGTGCTGGATGGGACCGACGCTGGGCTGTTCCTGTTCTCGACCGAATGGCGCCGCGCCGATGCACTGACGCTGGACGATTTCAACCCCTTCGGCGCCGACACCGACAACGGCCTGGTCGCGCAACTCGCCGTCACCATCGCCGATGATTTCGGCGGGGAGATCGGCGCCAAGACCGCGCTGGAGGCCCAGCGCTCCGAGCGTACGATCCGGGGCCGTCTCTACCGCGACCGCGACTGCCGCCGCGAACTGCCCTGCGACTACATCTGATGCAGCTTCCCTTCGGCCTGTCAGCCTATTCCCGAGCGAATGGGCGGCTTCCGCCTGTCCGGCTCGTGAACCTCTACCACGAGCAGGCCCCGACTTCGACGACCGGAGCGGTTCTGTTGCCGCGCCCTGGGTTGCAGCTTGAGTATGATCTGGGCGCGCCGATCCGTGGCCTGCGCCGCGATGACGGCGTCTTCAACGGCGACCTTTTCGCCGTCGCTGGGAACAAGCTTTTCCGCGGGGAAGACCTTGTCGGATTAATCGAAGATGATACCTTCTCTGTCGAGTGGGCTTACACGGTCGATGGCCTGTGGGTCGCCTCGGGCGGCATCGTCTATCAGTACGACGGCACGACCCTAACTCCCACAGCCTTTCCAGATAGCGCGCCGGTCATCTCGATCTGCGACATCGACAACTTCCTCTTCGCGGTTCGGCAGGACACCGGGACGGTATATTTCCGCGTTCCCGGCGATACGACCTGGAACGCCTTGGACTTCTTCTCGGCCGAACGCGAGCCGGACCCCGCCATCGCCGTCCGTGCCCTGGCTGATGCGCTCTATGTGTTCGGCACGTCATCGATCGAGTCGTTCGGCATCACCGGCGATGTCGATCAGCCAGCCGTCCGGATCGAGGGTCTGGCGATCTCGCGCGGGTGCAAGGACCGCGACAGCATTTCGAAGCTGGACAACACCCTGTTCTTCACGGGTGAGGACAACATCGACTACCGCATAGACGGCGTGCCGCAGCGGATTTCCGACCACGGCATCGAGGAGCGGATCGAAGCGTCGGACGCCGTGCACGCCTTCTCCTACTCCCTGTCGGGACACACCTTCCGCATCATCCGTCTCGACAGCGAAACGCTCGGCTACGACGTGGCGACCGGACAATGGCATCAGCTGGATTGGCCTGTTGCGAGCGGCATCTACGACGGCAAACGGACTTACGTCTCTGCCGGATCGGCCATCCATACGCTTCGGGACCGACCGGACGACAACGGCGAGACTTTCGAGCGCATCTTCACCGCTGTGGCGGCCACCGAAACCGTGGGGGCGTGCGACGCCATCGAGGTCACCCTTTCGCCTGGCACATCGCCGATCGGCAGCGAACCGGCGATCCTGCAGATGCGCTGGTCGGATGATCAGTCGCGCACGTGGTCCGACTGGAAGGAAGCGCAGACTGGGTTCGGCGGTCAGTATCGCAAGCGCGTTCGCTATCGCCGCCTCGGCATGATCGACGCGCCCGGCCGGGTCTTTGAGTTTCGCATGACCGATCCGATTGAAATCCGGTTCTCAGGTGTCGAGATGAACCCCGCCGGTGGGGGCCGGTCGCGTGGCTGACGGGTTCAAGTTGCCGCGCATTCGGGCGGCGGACACGATCTCCGACAAGGCGGGCAAGGCGGCAAACGCTTTCGTGCGCTTTTGGGACACGGTGATGAAGGCTATCGAGCGTCAGGAGAACGCTCAGACCGACGTGCTGACCCAACTGGCTCAGGTGCAGGCGACGCAGGCGCAGCAGCTGATCCTGATCTACCAAGCGTTGGAGCTTGCCGGCATCGCCATCGACATGAGCGGCGCCCCGGGCAACACGGGCGTTCAATCGCTGACCATCGACATCGACGGATCCGGCTGGGCGCCGGGACCGCGCGTCGACCTGACGGGGGTTGTTGCCGGCGATCTGATTATCCCCAGCACCGGCCTTTATGCAGGACCAACCACGACCCAAGGCGACCAGGGCGAAGTCCTCGGCTTCCTGCGGCTGGTTGAAATCGTGGGCGTCACCGAAACGGTTGTCGGCGGGCCGTGGAACTTCACTTCGACGCGCTATGACGCCAACCCGGCATCCAATGCCGTCTACATCGCCAACCCGGCTGAGATTCCGGCATTCACGATGGCTCGGACCACCACGGGCGCCGTGAGCTACCGGCTCGACGCTATGACCGACACCGTCAACGGCCTGTTGAACGTTGTGGCCAAGCTCTACGTGAAGCGGTCGGCATGATCGCCAGCGAAGCCGATATTGCGCTGATCCTGGAGCTGTGCCGCGAGGCTCATGTCGGTTCCGTCTGGGAAGACGTGCAGGCCGCGTTCGACCCCGTGAGCACCGAGACATCGATCCGGGCGCTTATGGAGAATCCTGACGCCTTGGTCCTCGTCTGTGACCGGGGCACGCTCTGGCTGGCTCGGTTTCCTCTCTGGTTCAATCACGCCGAGACCATCTCCCGAGAAGTATTCTTTTACGCCACCAAGGGCGGCGATGCGCTGCGGCGTGAGGGCGAGCGCTGGGCCGGATCCGGCCTGACCGTCTTGAGCCGCCACGACCGGACGGACCCCCGTCTCGACACCTATTACCGACGGGCCGGCTATCAGCCCATCGAGCACGATTTCATCCGGAGGGCCTGATGGGCGGAATCCTCGACATCTTTGGCGCGTCCAAGACCGCCAAGGCCCAGAAGCAGGCGGCCGACAAGTCGGCGGCTGCATCGCAATACGCCACCGATCAGTCGATGGCGCTCCAGCGCGAGCAGTTCAATCGCATTTGGGAGGCCACAGCGCCCAGCCGCAAACTGGGCGACACAGCAACGGGCCAACTGCAAGGTTTGGCCGACGGCACGATCGACCCCACCAAATGGCTAGAGGCCAATCCCGGCTATCAGACCAACCTCCAGGCAGGCCAACGACAAATCAACGCCTCGGCGGCGGCGAAGGGCGGCCTGCTCTCGGGCGACGCGGCGAAGGCCGGGCTAAAGTTCGGCGCCGACTATGCGACGGGCGTCTATAACCAAGAGCGCAACGCCCTGCTGGCGATGGCCGGGCTGGGTCAAACGGCGGTCAACACCGGCGCCCAGACGGGCCAGGCCACCGCCAACGCTAGCCAGAACGCGCTGCAACAGAACGCCCAGAACCTCGCCACGTCGTATGGCCAGAAGGCCGACGCCACGGCGGGCCTTTGGGCCTCTCTAGCGGGCAGCTTCGGAGCCAACTCGCTTGCCAAATACGGCAAGGCCTTCATGACAGGAGGAAAGTTCTGATGCAGGGCTGGGACCTCTACAACCGAACATACGACGCCGCCTCCCGGCGAGCCGGTGAAACCGCCGAGGCGATCGGAGACATTCGTCGGGGGAATGCCTTGCGAGACGCGGGGCAGACCTATGCAGGAGGCGACGCGACGGGTGCCCGTAACGCTCTGCTCAACAGCGGCATGATCGATGAGGCTTTGACCTTGGGTCGATACGACCAACAAGCCCAGCGGCAAGGCCGCCTTGACCAAACCCAGGACATGGATCGCTATCTGGGCTTCGTGGCGAACGGCGCTGATGCGCTGCGCCGCACCCCACTAGATCAGCGCTGGCAGGTCTATCAAAACCGCGTATTGCCCACGCTGACACAACTTGGTGTTCCAGCGCAGATTATCCAGGGCATCAGCGAAGCCGACATGGCAGACGCAGCTTTGGACTCGGTCATCGCTCTGGCTGGCGGTGAGCCAGCGAAGGCTGAAACCTTCAACACCCGCACTGGTGTGATCGAGCGTGATCCCTACTCTGGCGACTACAGCCTAGGTTATGCTGTCGCCCCCGACCCTCTTGAGCAAGAGCTGACCCGCGCCCGGATCGCGGCGACGCAGGCCCAAGTGGGGCAGCGCCAAGCCTCGGCTTCTGCCGCCTCAGCAAGAGCCGCGAAAACGAGATCGGGTGGATCGGGTCGCAGCCGAAGCGGTGGCTCTGGCGGCGGCGGGCTTCCTGCCGGATTTGTGGTGGACTGACCATGACGCAGTATCAAGAAGGTCAGACCGCGACCCATCCTGACGGCCGGAAACTGCGCTTCACCTCTGGTGAGTGGGTGCCGCTGTCGTCGGACGGTCAAGCCACTTACACGCCCCGTCCCGAATATGGGGCTGGCGCCAGGGAGTTGCCTGACGGCACGATCATGAACGGTCGTCAGATCATTCGTGGCGCGCAGAACGGTGTCAGCGCAGAAACGCGTGGCCGCATCAATCTGTCGCTCGGCCCCGCAGTCCGCGCGCAGGACAATATCGCCCAACTGGAGCGAAACGGGCAGCCCTACAACCGCGATTGGGGAGCCGCGCTCGTCGATAAGGTTCCGGATTGGGGCCTCTTGTCGCCGGTTGCCCGCCTGTGGGGTGGGGCAGACTTCCAAGATTACGATCAGTCGGTTGCGACGATCGAGTCTTCTCTGCTGCCGATCTTCTCCGGCCTCGCCGTCACCGAGAGCGAAGCCAAGCGCTTCATCCGCGCCAACCAACCGCAGGTGGGCGATGATGCGGCGACCTTGGCTGAAAAGGCGCGCAATCGGCAATCCGTCCTAAATGCTGCCGCGCGAGTCACCAACCAACCCATGCCATACCCTGACATCGGGGTTTACGGGCAAGAGGGGTATCGGGACAGGCAGGATGAGCGACAGGCGCAGCCCGCAATTCCCGGCGCGGGCGGTCAGGGTGGCGGCGGGCCGCGTCCGGGGGACGTTGTCACCACATCCCAGCCGCTCGCCCCCACTGACACGCCCAATAGCCTGTCAGCGCAGGGCTACGTCTATGACGCTGCAACCGACACTTGGAAGCGCTCGCGTCAGGAAGCGGTGTCCGGACAGGAAAGCGAGGGATATCGGCAGGCGCTCGACATCGAGCGACGCAACGCCGCTCAGCGCAAGGAGCTGCGCATTCCGGGCGTCACCATGGCGTCTCAGACGACTGCCCCCTTCAATGATGAGCTGGCGTATCTGGCGGGCTATATCGAGCAGGGTGCCGGGAACATCATGCGTCGCCTGGGCGGCAAGGACATTGAGGTTTCCGCTGACGAGCGTGGGCGGGCGGCGTCCGAAGTCTACAAGGGTGAGCAGCAGGCGTTTGCCAAAGCTCACCCAGTGCAAAACTCCCTAGCTCAGTTCGGCGGGGCCACGGCCTTTGGCCCCGGAAAGATGGCCGCAAGCTTCCTCGGCCGTGTCGGGCAAGGCGCGACGGCTGGCGGCGTGTTCGGCTTCGCGGGGGGCGAGGGCAACGCTATGCAGCGCATTCCCGAAGCGCTGACCGGCGCGGCCATCGGCGCCGTCGCCACCCCGGTGGCGGAAAAGATCGCCGCGCCGTTGGCGGGGCGTGTCGCGGGCGGGTTCAACAGCCTGCGGGACATGGCGGAA